TGATTGAATATATTGCAAGCCACACATTGCGGTCGGCAGTTATCTTCATCAAAACGGGTTGACATATACCGCCTTGACATATAATGCCCGTTTTGAATTTCCTTCCAATGCTTGAAAGAGCCACAACTTATACACTTGCACATCCCGTTCGGCATTGCATATTTAAGCCGGATATATTTTGAGAAAACTTCATCCAGCTTCTTCTTATAATCCGGCTTCTTCTTAACTCTCACCCCTGCCTTATCAGACAAAGGTTTGTCTTTTTTCTTCTTGTACTTGTATAGCATAATAAATCTGTATAGTGTGGACGGTGCCGGAGTCGAACCAGCCTCACGGAATATTGCTCACCTCACCGTAATTTCAGCCAACGAAAATATAACCGCCCGCTTGCAGCCCCGAATACTAAGTAATACTTCTACATTTTATAATTCTCATTTTCGGGGCTGCTAACTAATTCAATGGAAACACCTCCTTTATACTTCAATAATCACAATATCAGGAGCAATGTCTCTGATAGCATCAAGTTGCTCATCAATGACTCTGTTTTTATATTCCTCAATCGCTTCATTAGCACCGGCAGAGACTAGAGACAGAGAAACATCACGTCCGTCTACATCTGCATAAATCTCGACCTCTATCTCTTCACAGGCAAATCCTTTAAAAAGCGGGATAAACAGTTTGAAAGACTTTGGCAGGTTAGAATCAACAACTTGCGAATAGTTATCTACCCTGCTCCCATTCTCTTCTTTACTCCTCTCAATGTCCTGATTGACTTTTGCTTTGAAATTCTTCAAAATGGAAACGAGCTGCATGTTTTCTGTTTTATCAGTGAAAAAAGCTCTGTGCATCTTAATGAATTTCGATAGTTTAATAGGATCCCAAACCTTATCAGTGTTAATGCCGAACTCTTTCATCTCTTTAGATAGTTGCAACACTCCACGTACGCCATTATTATAGAAGTCCGTTTCCCTGTCAACCAAGCTAATCTGCATATTATCACGGTCTACAGTTATATTAGCTTGTTTCTGATCGATCAAATCAACACGCTTTTCCAACCATCGCAACGGGCTGTCTATTGTTCCGGTAATATCAACCGGATTGGGTTCTTTCGGATCAAGTGCTACAGGGGCTTCACCCTCTCTTAATATCACTTCGATAGGCGCACCATTATAGTCTTTTGGTACAATTACATTTAATCTGTTCTCACTCATGATTCTGTTCCTGTTTTACGATTAATACTAAAAATTGTTTTCTGCATTTCCTGAGGCATGATTGGACGTGAATACACCAATTCACCTAGCCTATTATAAAAGCCTGCCATTTTCTCCTCCGGATAAAGGATTTTAGCACACTCCTCATTGTCTACATATTCAGAGCCTTTCTTGATATTTTCAAGAAGAGTCTGCTTTGTCTCATTCAGGGGTTTAAGCTGATCTTTATATCCATCCATTACCTCTTTCTTCTCAATCTCAATATCATTGATCTGAATAGAAATTTCGGCTAAAGATTCCTTTTTCTGTGCTAACTCTTCAGGGGTGAAACGATGTGTATACCCAATTTCTTCTATAGAATCGGCATTGTCTTGTAAAAATTGCCATCTATCTTTTTCCAAGATTTCTTGACCTAAAAATTTTTCCATAAGCTAATTATTAAATAAATTCTTTGTTAAGCTCAATTGCCTGTTGAGCATAGACTAGCATTTGATGTTCGTTCGCCGCAGGTAAATAGATACCGGCAACTGATGAACTCCAATTACGAAAACGATCAATAGTAAGCTTCATTTCATCTGTTGTCAGCTCTGCTGAACTTCTTAAATAGGTTACTTCTTTACCCTTCTTGTTGATACACTTTCTCTCAAATAAATCACGGTTGCAAGTCCTTTTGTAGAAGTCTATTTTGACTTCATTAAGACTGCAACCGTATTCACTACCAAAATACCCTAGAAGCAGATGTAAGTAGCTATTTTGCGCTAAAGTTCTGTTTGGTATTTTTTTCTTTATTTCAACTACCGACTTGTCTGCTAACAGCTTATCTACATATTCCTTAAACTTGGGTATCTGATGTTCGTTTCTTAAATCGAAAATCATAAGCTATTCTTAATCTCATCTATCACTTTCTTTATATCTTCAACATTATTCGTTTTAACAACCATAACTTTAACTTTGCTCTTCCGCTGATTATCAGCTTCAATTTCTTCTCTAAATGCTCGCTGTAGCAACTTATCACGTTTCAACACATTCAATATCGAACGTGCTATCCTATTAGGATCTCCGGCACCTGCGCAGAAAACATGCTCACCATCATCAGCTACAGTAAGAAATGATATACCCTCTTTCTCTAAAACTTCCTTTTTGAGAATGTTTGATTGGCTCTCAATTGTTTTTAAAAAGTCCATATTGATTATTTTTAAGTTATTAGAATGGTAAATCATCTTCCGGTGACACACTTGGTGCACTTGCTATCTGTTCAATGGTAGGTGCACTAGGTTGTGGATTATAGGTTTGTAAATCACCTAAGAAATAGTTGGTGCCTTCTACCCTTTCTTCTCTCTTTGGGGCACAGGATACATAGTGCGTATAAGTGCTGTTTCCGAATATAGCAGGCTCTTTTCTCTCCCCTACCCAGACATTTAAAAAGATGCGCTCCTTGCCATCTTTACATAATATTTTCTTCATCTGCTCGCGTGGTATTTCACTCAGGCAGATACTTCCATATAAACTACTCATCGTCTTGTAAATTAAAGATTTTCTTATCAGTGATTAGTTCTCTGTTTTCTTCCAAGAATTTAATAAACTCTTCGCAATGCCGTGTGAGAATAGGTATATCACGTTCGGGATTAAAGACATAGGTTTCAGTATATGTATCAACCACAAAGCCAGCTTTATTAAACTCAACTATATTGTACTCGAAAGTCCGTACATCAGACCCATTCTGCATAAGGGCATAAGGATAAACCAAATGCTGAAAATGATCTTTAAATTTTCCTACACTGTAACTCCCCGTTGTTTTAATATCATGGACTGTAGCAGGCATTAGCTCATCAATAAAACCATAAACAAGTACATCACCAAATGCAGTTGGTAAGACCGCTTCTACTCTTTGCTGAGTGAGTGCACCTTTGAAGTAATTTGAGAACTCTTTGCAAAGAGAAATAGGGAAAATAAATGTTCGGTTATTGTAAACAGCTTGGTAACATTTACCATCCGGTGTTCTCTCTACATCAACATCCTTCGGTTTCCTGTTCTCAATCAAAGCGTCAATTAGTTCGTTAAAGCAAGTACCTCTATCAGCTTTCTCGTTATCAAAGGGTTTCCGATTTATCCGATCAATCAGTTCCTTAAACTGTAATTCATGAAACTCATCGGGGCTATGGGGTGGATTTTCAGACCACCCCCAGTACTTTTCCCAAATCACGTCACTATTCAGATAACCATAATAGGCATCTAGAATTGTGGCATAAAAGCGATAATTAAGCTGCCGCATCACTGTAGGTTTTAGATTCACTGTTGTAGACAAGCCCTAAGCCCTTAACCTTTTGCATAAAAAGATTACGAGCCATCACCAGCGAGCTGCCTACATGCTCAAATTCATTTATTCGTGAAGCAAATTCATTAGCAGAGTTGGCATCGGTTATCAACTCTATATTTTCTTTAATCTCGGCTATGACATTATCATACTTTTGCTGTTCGGCTTTCTTATCAGCTAACATAGTGAGATATGGTGTAATCACCTTTGAAGATATGAAGTCATTCTTAGCAGTTGGTTTGCCGTGATTATCCAAAATTATAGGCACTACCATTAAACCGGGCAGATTACAGGTATTTTTCCCATCATTTCGACTTGTAGGATCAAAAGTAATTGTTCTTCTTTGTACTCCATTCTCATTCTTCATCTCCAAATACCCCAAAAGATCAAGTTCTGTAACAATAGAGTTATAAGACTTTTCACGCAAGGCTGGAATAAACACTGTATCATCACCTTCTTTTCGAGTATCTCTGTGAGCAACAAATACCACATTCTTATTTAAAGAAGATAAGGTTCTTGTTAACCACGAAAACTCAGCATTAATACCTCCCCAATCTCTTATACTTGGCTGACGCGTCCCACATTTATAACCAATGATAAAATCCATCATCTTGCCTACAGTATCGACAATAATCGTCTGATACCCCGATAAGTTCTCCTGTAAAACTTGCTGCAAGTCGCACCATGACTTAACCTGAACAGTATCAATATTGTCCAGATGAGACATATTAACACGCTTCACGCCATTATCAAAGTCCAATAACAAAGGTTTTGGCGCACTTAATGCCAATGTTGATTTACCCATACCAGCTTGTCCGTAGATCATCATCTTTACAGTGGTTGGGATTTCTAATTCATTTGCTTTTCTAATTAAACTCATAATCGTATAATTTATTGTTATTCTTTATTCAATAGCACATCCACATCGCTTTTTCGGTATAATCTCCTTCCTCCTATTTCTATTGGAGATAGATAACCATTTTTGGCCCACCTCCACAATGTAGACTTATCAACATGAAGAAGCTTGCTTGCCTCATGCACTGTAAGATAATCCTCATCCTGCTTGATAAAGGATTCTTTTATTGTTCCGGCAGTCCTCTTTACCAGACAGTCGGCAAATTCTTTCAAATCAGTTGACTTGATTGTTAAAGTGATGTTCGCACCACTATTCAATATTTCTTCTATAGTCATACCTTGTCTCTGTTCTATTATTACTTCTTCTTCCTCTTCTTAAATCTTGCTGGTGCAAAAATGTGAGAGAAAACACACATAATAAACAGCAGGCTACAACTGTACGCATTGCAGGAGAGAGATCCATCATCTTCACGCCTGTTATTCGTTCATAAATCATAGTTGCCAATTCTCTGCCGTTCCTAATCCGTAGAGTTTCAAAGACTTTTTGCAATTGATTATTTACAGTACTTACAGCCCTGCATTTCAGATTTGCAATCTCTTTTTTCTCATATCCCTGTGCGTAAAGTCGTGCAGTAATTTCGCATTCAGGGGTCAATTCAGTTAATATCCGTTCCATAATCGTATAATCAAGGGTTATTTTATTTTCATTATCGTGGTATAGCCTGGAAATTCTTCCTTAGACACACAATACATTCTATCCATCTTGCCCTTTAAATTTTTCATCAACCTTTCATCCCTGTTCTTTCGAGATGCAATAGATCTTAAAGAGGCATGCCTGCCTTCATCATAAGGGATCTTAATCATATCCCCAACTTCCAACCCATCAAAAACCCTAGTAGGCTGAAAGCTTTCATTGATTTCTACTTCTTTTATCATATATCTTTAGTTTATAATTTATCAGTCAAAAAAATGAGGGTACCTAAATAGATGCCCTCATTTAAAACGAACCTACCCGACTGGTTTTCCTTACTATCAGCGCTGAACATTGCAGGTGCCTTGTGTCGGATTATAGGACTACCTTTTTGTAGGATCTTATTCATCTTCTAATTCTCTTTCAAGTCGCTCAGAATTTTTCCCTATATATAAGGACGTAAGTATAAAGACAAGAAAGGATAACCAAAAGACTACACTGAAACTCATACAGGTGATAGCCATTGCAGCGAATGATATACACCAAATAGATAATAGTGACGTTGCCTTCATAATAAATATGTATTTGTTTGTACCCCTGAGCCAATTCGATTGACAACATCACGTCTTTGTCAGGGGTTTTTCTTAACTTTGAGCTGTCAAACTAAAAATCAAGAAATATGAAACATTTTATTGAAGTCAACCTCCAAAATGGAGGAGTTACATTGGTAAATGTTAATACCATCAGTTATTTGAATGCTTTAAAGAGTGGTAAAGTGCAAATCATTCTCACTCCTCCCTCATCAAATGGATCTCATCACATAGATACGGCAGATACATACGATGAGATTAAGTCTAAGATTCTGGAAGCCCTTTAACCCATTCGTAAATCTTATTGGCGGCATAATACATACTGTCTGAACTGATACAATCTGTATGTGTCGCCAACTCTGCACACCATTTGCGCAACCTCATATCATTGCGCTTTCTGAAATAATTAATTATTCTTTTAATCATAATTGTAGATATTAAAATTCGTACCCGTGCTCTCATCGAAGAGCAGAACTCTTATCACAAGCTCGGCACGGGCTATATAGATCGATGTGCGTGTCGGTCGCCTAATCCGTCATTACTTACACCTCAGAGACTATGGTTACACATCTATTAATTGTTATACATTGCACATTTTGCAAGCCCCAACTTGCTTGTGTGCGTTATCTTTTGTTCACTCGTTCACGGCTTATGAATTACACCGAACAAGCTTTATCATTACGTCAAAGAACTAATCAAAGTACCCCGCCTGTGTCTCGCTCACAGTTTGCGTTCAATCCGTCAACGGGGTGTATAGTTAAGCATATCTACTTAGCCCCTGAACTTCACAAAGAGCCTCGTAATCCATACCATCATCATCCGTATCATTTGGTTGAAGAATCGCTTCATAGGTTTCAATTTCTTCTTTTATCACCTCTAATATTTCAGCCTTATAATCGACATTGTAGACTTTACATGCAGTTTCTTCGTCCATGTTATTGATGTTTTCCAAATCTCTGTAAAGAGCATTTAGTCCCTGTTCTAATTCATAGTGTGTCATAAGTCAATTTTTAAAAGGTTAGCTTTCTTGTAGCATCTGAACTCGCAGCGTTCTGTATCGTAGTAGGTTTGAACTGTATCATTCTTCTTTCTCATATCCTCACCTTTTGTAGCAGGCATTATATTTTCGCTAAGTGTACCATAAGCTTCTCTTATACTACCGTCTACTTTCTGAAAATAGAATCTCACAATTTTGCTTTTCATTTGAGCTTTCAATTTCACATTCACCCAAGCTGTTTTCAAAGCTTCACTCATTGAAAAACCGTTTCTTTTAACCATTTGCCAAGCGAGATTCATAACCTCTTTCATTTGATTTTTTAAATTCGTGCTCATAATCGTGTAAATAATAGATTTATACTATTGCAATTCAGATAAGCATTACTTACCTTTGTTGCATTACTTAATTGATTGATAATGCAAAGATACACACATTTTGTGTGAATGCAAATATTCAGGCAACAAATCACACTTTTTGTGTGTTAAAT